AACACGTCTGATCGAGGTGCGATGAAAAATTTGCACATCATAAACGCAGATGAAGAGTCGTGCAAGAGTCGTATAAACCTCGCTGTTGCCGGTGAAGATTATGAGATCACCAGGGAGTCCTTGAAGAACTACCCTAAGAAGGGCGAGGTTTGGGCCAACACTGTCTTGTCTCTCAAGAAGAAGAGTACAGGAGATGTGATACAGGATCTAAATGACGAGCAGCGTCGTGAGACCGAGAAGATTGTTAGAAAATTGATCGGAACGTCAGATGACTTCTTCTACACATGCCTTGCACCACAGGGCCAGATGAACATGTTCATCAACGAGAAGTCCACCAGTAGAAAGCAAATTCTTAGTCGGTTCCTAGACCTTGACATATTTGACAAGTACCTCGAGTGTGTCAAACAAAATCTCAGCCCGCTAAAGGCATCAATAAAGATGACATCAAGTCTTGACGCGTTGAAACAGACACAAGCGCTGCTTACATCTGAGAAGACGCAACTTGAAGAAAAGTCTGATGAGGTGAAGAGCGAGATTGAATCCAAGAGAATTAAGCTTGCTAAGATGTCCTCATCTGATTCTGATAATATCGTCTCCGACACTGACATCGACAATCTAGAATCAAAGATTGAAAAGACTTGTAAGGAGATTGAAGGTCTCGAGGAGACGATTAGAAGTCATCAAGAGTCTATCAAGACATACGATGAAAAGATCGAGAAGATCAAAGATGTGAGAGACGCATTTAGCATTGACCAGCTGCAAAAAGAGCACGACGCGATCACAGACCAAGAGATGAAATATGCTATCAACGTCAAAGAGCTTGAGGCAAAGGACAAGGAACTCGATAAGATAAGAAGAGACATCGAAGTGCTAAATTCAGTTCCTTGCGGGGATAAGTTTCCAACTTGCGTCTTCATTAAGGACGCTCACAATAGCAAGAAAATTCTTGAGATTGAAGAGCACACAAGGGCACTTGTCCAGCGAACACTTGACGTCCTTAAGGAAAAACTTTCTGAGACAAGCAGAGAAGACATCAAGGCTAAAATTGACAAGATTAATAAGCTTGTAACTCTTGAAAAGGACCTGGAAAACAAGAAGATCTATGCCTCTTCACAGATCACTATTCTCAGTGAGCGCCTAGTCAACAAGCAGGCTATCAAACACCAGTTAGACACGCAGTGTCTAGAACTTAAGAAAAAGTTAAAAGATCAAAATGAGAAGGGTCTAAGTGCGACACACCAGCAGTGCCTTGACCTAAGAGAGAGCATAAGTCGACTTGAGAACAATGCATTCTCAATTGCTTCATCTCTAGGCAGAGTAACAGAAAAGATTTCTAATAATGAGCAGCAGATGTCAACACTTAAGGACAATGTCGAGCGCTTTGAAATTTTGACCTTGCTCGAGAATTCTTTCTCCAAAAAAGGAATACCCCAGAATATTATTGCTAAAAATCTACCTCTTCTGAATAGTGAAATCGCCAAGATTCTAAGTGGAATCGCAGGATTTACCGTTGAGATTGAGTGTGATGATTCAAATTCAATTGAAATTTACATAAACTATGGCGATAGAAAGAGAATAATTGAGTTAGGTTCGGGTATGGAAAAGATGATCTCATCAATTGCAATTAGAGTTGCTCTCACCAGCATTTCATCTCTACCTAAGTCTGACATGCTCATTATTGATGAAGGCTTCGGAGTGCTCGATGAAAGTAATCTTGAGTCTTGCGCACGGCTCCTTCAAAATCTTAAGAGCTACTTCAGGAAGATAGTGATCATTTCTCACGTCGATGCAATTAAAGACATCGTCGACAATGTCCTGAGCATAGACATGGTCGGTGGAAAGTCGAGAGTCAAACATGTCTGACATGCCTATGTTTTGTGAAGTCTGCAACTTTTCATTCGACTTCAGGTCTGACATTATGTACTTTACTAGATTCAAATGTTGCAGAAGTTGTGCAATGATGTGGGCAGAATCATCGCAGGAAAAATGGTTGCAAGGCTGGCGGCCCAGTCGTGCCGAGATTGATAAATATAGAAATGATAGGCTAACGCTAGCATTGCACGCCAAAAGGATGAAATATGACATTCGAAAAGATTAACGCACTAGGTCAGATATTAGACACTACATTTGGTAAGTCATCTACGACCAAGAGCTCAACTTTTTCTATCAAGACAAAGATGGCAGGTGACACAATCACTGTCATGTACACTACAATCGTGAATCTGGTAACTGACAGAGTCATGAGAGACCAGGTAAAAGAAGAAGAACGTGTCTCTGAGAAATTGATTGGGGACTTTGTCAGTGAAGTCAAAAAAGAATTCAAGCAAGTGACAGGTGCAACCTTGAAATTGAAGAAAGGTGACTCCACAGACGAGATTGAGCTCATATCGATGTCAGCATACTCGCCAAAGAGAACTGCTTATTACAGGCGAAGGGCAGTTTATACTGTTGAATAAACATGGAAACGACTAATAAGTCACGACAGGTAAGTGAAATTGTTAGGTGTGGTAGAGATCCTGCGTATTTTTTTAACAACTACGTAAAGATCCAACACCCGACAAAGGGAACAATACCTTTCAAGACTTTTCCCTTCCAGGACCAGTGTGTCAAAGAGTTCATAGACAATAGATTCACAATTGTTGTCAAAGGACGCCAGCTCGGACTTTCGACTCTTGTCGCTGCTTACGCTGTCTGGCTTGCACTTTTCCAGAAAGATAAGAACATCCTGATCATTGCGACAAAGTTGCAGGTCGCACAAAACTTCATTAAAAAGTCAAAGACGATCATCAACAATTTGCCTGCATGGCTTGTGCTCCCGACAGTCACTGCAAATAACAAGCAATTGGTCGAATTCAGCCATGGTTCGACAATCAAGGCCATACCAACCTCTGAAGATGCGGGTCGTTCTGAAGCACTGTCTCTTCTCATCGTTGATGAGGCGGCATTCGTTAGAGACTTTGATACTCTTTGGACAGGTCTTTATCCCACACTGACGACAGGCGGCCGGGCCATTCTATTATCAACTCCCAACGGTGTAGGCGGTCAATATTACAAACTGTACAAAGACGCCGAGGCCGGCCTTAATGAGTTCAAGCCAATCAAGCTTAATTGGGACGTTCACCCTGAACGAGATCAAGAATGGTTTGACAAGGAGACCAGAAATCTTTCGGTTCGACAAATCGCGCAGGAGTATCTGTGCGATTTTGCCTCATCAGGTGAGACATTTCTAGGTGATGACGATCTAAAGTGGCTGCATACGCAAATTCAGGCTCCTGTCCTCCGCGAAGGATTCGATCGAAATGTCTGGGTTTGGAAGCAGCCTCTCGCAGAACACAAATATGTGATATCTGCAGACGTAGCGCGAGGTGACGGAAAGGACTACTCTGCATTTCACGTGTTTGATCTCATGACAGGAGAAATTGTCGTCGAGTACAAGGGAAAAATTGCACCTGATAGGTTCGGTGACTTACTCAATGATTACGGTCTAAAATACAACAAAGCCCTAATGTGTCCTGAAAACAATAGCTTTGGTTATGCAACGATCATTAGGTTGCGCGACCTAAACTATCCCAAGATGTACTATCAAAAGAGTCAAGCTGTGTACATCGGTGACTATGTCCCACCAGGAGACACGACAACTGCGGGCTTTAGTACATCAGGAAAGACTCGCTCTTTGATCCTGACTAAGCTTGAGGAGCTTATAAGAAACAAACAGATTATATCTTACTCATCTAGGTTTTATGATGAGCTTAAGACTTTCGTGTGGAATGACAACAGAGTTCAAGCAATGAAAGGTGAGAATGATGACCTTGTCATGAGCATGGCGATCGGAGTTTGGTTATATGATGCGTCTGCTGAACACGGTAAAGACACAACCGTCCTAAACCAGGCAATGTTGTCAGGGATGGCAATTAAGTCAAATACTTTTAATGGTGCTGCAAACGACATCATGTCAGGTGAGAGCCGCCGCAGAGTTGAAAGTGGACGAGATCTCATCAACACGCGCAACATAAATAGATATAACATTCCACCTGAACTCATGTGGATCTACAAGTAGGAAAAATGGCAAAGAAAGACGACAATCTTTTTTCTAGACTTACGACGCTCTTTAGAAGCGGCCCGATAGTCAAGCGTAGAGTCAAGGACTTCGTCCCTAGCGCAAAGAATACGTCTGCATTTGAGCTCTTTAGAAAGACGCAGAGCCACGTCTATAGTTCGGCAATGTCAGCCTACGGATCGTACGATCGAATGGCAAGGTATTCTGATTTTCAGGAGATGGAATACACTCCTGAGATCGCCTCGGCTCTTGACATCTATGCAGAAGAGTCTGTTGCTCCCGACGAGATGGGTAATGTGTTGCACATCTACTCAGAAAACCCTGCTATAAACAGGATCTTGAATGAACTTTTCTATGACACATTGAACGTTAACTTCAATCTGACTGCATGGGTCAGAAACATGTGCAAGTACGGAGACTTCTTCCTCTTCAATGACGTCTCACCTGAACAGGGTGTCATTAATGTCTACCCCATCGCGGTAAATGAGATCGAGCGCGAGGAGGGATTTGACAAGGATGATCCACTTGCCGTTAGATTTAGATGGATGACTCAAGGCAACCAGATTCTAGAGAACTGGCAGGTAAGTCACTTTAGAATCTTGGGAAATGATGCATTTCTACCTTA